ATAGTGATTATTTGTTTTATTGGATTCTTTTTTATGCTTCTTGTAATTCTTTTAGAAGAATTTCTCAGGAAGTGGTAAAAAAATTAGAGCATCTCACTCGGATGCTCTTTTTTTTATATTGTGCCTATCAAAGTAACTTTTAATCCCTTGGCTGTTCCATCCCCTACCTGGTCTATGTCGATGGTAATCTCAGCATCATCTGTAAGACTTGAAGTGACTATGGTAGTAGGAGTAGCTGCTGTTACTGATGTCTTCTCGGTGTTATCAATAGTCAGTTTTGTCCCCAGGATAGATGAACCACTTTGGTTGACATCTACAGTAAAAATGCTACCACTTGTCTGTGCTACACCTAAGCTCGCACGAACTGCTGTGAGCGTAAAAGCAAAAGGCATTCTGAATATTATCTTGCTTGTGCCTGTAGTTAGTGCTGTAGTCTCATCGCTAACTGCGAGTTGAATAACTTGTTTATAGGTTAGTCCTGTGATGCTTCCGACATTTAGAATATCCTGTCCATTCATATCTATGTCGTATGCCCCGGCATTGTTTCCTGAAGCCAAAACAACTGCCAAAGTATCTGCTCCTGTAGTTACATCAAAGAACAAGCATAATTTTTCAAGGGTATCTTGATAATCGCTTCCCCAAGCAGAACCTCCTGAGTCTTGTACTTCGCCCCAATCTCTAATCTGAGCGATAACATTCATAGTGCGGATGTCTATGAACTGAAAACCGACATTAGGAGATTGAAATGGATAGATACGAATAGCACCTTTTGGTACTGCTTGCATCAATCCGTAGTCAGGGTCAGTAAAAATTACCATATTCCCTGATGCGTATATCTTTAGGGTCTTATTTATCATCATTACTTTCTACTTTTTTCTGCTGTACTTTGCCATATAAAAGAGTTCCTGTGAATGCTGCTATAGAAGTCAAGAATATTGACATTCCAGACCAGTCAAGCGAAGAACACTTTACAGCGTGAATGATTGTGTACACCAAAATTCCAATGCACAAAAGGCACACACAAAGAGTTCCCAGGAATAATGTCACTCGCATAGAGCTGACATCGGTACTTTCTTTAAGGAAGTTAAACATATTAGTGAGTTTTTTCAAGTCTTTCAACAAGGTTTAGAAGCTTCTTCATCATCGAAGTATTGTTTTCGATAACGTGATTATTTGAGGCAACTGTCTCGAGTAGCTTACCACGATCTTCTGTCAGATATTCTTCAAGTCTTTTTTCAAGTTCCTGAATCCTATTTTCGTTTTTCTTATGCCAAATAAAAAATTGCTTACCCATAAAGTAAATCAAGGCAATCATTAGAATTGCAAAAATGCCTAAAACTCCATAGTTAGCAAGTGAATTGATGAACCCGGGGATTGGTTCTTGTAAAAATAGTGTGTTCATTTATTTGTATTCAATTATAGGTAAAAATTTGACCCACCAACAGTCAATGTTTTCGTTATAATAAATCTGATATAGGGGCAAAATCCAAGTTCCATTTGTCATTCTTAATGGTGTAAAGGTATAACCTTCGACATAATACTTATTTGAAAGATATTTTAGTTCTTCTTCATCAAGTAGTCCACCGAGCATCTCATAGTTCGATTAGTGTGAAGTTAATCAATTGATTTGGTTGAAAAATTTTAATAGCCTCAAACCAACGAACATCGGGCACTACCATACATCCTGCCGACCAATTATCAACGAATGAGCCTACACCTGCACGATGGAAGTTGATGCCATACCAACCTTTTGTTTTAACAGTTTTATCGAGTTTTCTGTCTTTATTACCATCTCTATAAATCTCAATAGCTCCTGCCTGATAAAAAAATGGAGCACCTAACCATAAGCTTTTCCAATCTCCAGATGTATTAAACTTATGCGATGCAATTACTTGTTGTTCACAAGCTACCGCTGCTCCTGTAATGCCACCAACTGTGAGCGGATTGAAAATGTAAAAGTCTCCAGGAGTAGTAGAGCACGGTAAAATCATATCGGCATTTCTGTTCGAAAATCGAACAACATAGTCTGAAAACTTATTATCGAAGCTTTGGTCTGTGCGAATCCAAACAAAGTCATTGACAGGCTTCACCCACCCACGCTTATCCATCTCCGAATCGATGAATTGCTTCGCTCCTGCAAGGCTAAGCGAACCGATAATGCCGTCGATAGCACCTGAGTAATATCCTCTGTCTTTGAGTATCTGTTGAAATGCTTTCATTAGTCTATTGGTGGAAATGGTGGCGATGGTTTTGGCTTATATTCAATCAAAGGTAATGTTTTTACCCATTGAAATTCAGGATTAACACAAAATTCCATTTCCTCAACTGAAATTATCCAGTTTTCCTCCAGGTCTTGGATTGGGTTAAAATAGCTGTCCTCATCATAAAGCTGACCGACAAGCTCATTTTTTTGCGATTCTGTTAAAAGTCCTACTTCTATCATACTTGTCTGCCTAAAGTTGTATTAAACGCCTGCACGGCTGTATAAAAATTAGCTGCTTCTGTATCTGTTAAGCCATCCCCTAAACTTGCAAAAGCGCATTGTTTTGTAGAATAAAAAACAACTGACCCGACTCTATTAAAAGCACCTAAATAAACCTTTGCAGTTGATGGAGTTGTTGAAGCTGTTGTTCCAGTTGCAAGTTTAGAACTATTACGCCATCCATTTACTACATTTGATGCTGTTCTATTACCTATATAAAAAGCTCTACTGTCAGTATCAGCGTGTGAAATATAAGTGGTTGTTGAATTTATATTGTAATAAGTAACATTACTTGTTCTAATTTCTAAAACTAATTTATTATCAGTTGCATTTGGACCATTTGATGCCCCAATTTCAATTTCAGTTAAATTGCTATTTATTCTACTATAATAAGAAATGTGAGTGCTATTTTGACTTAAAATAGTATTTGGAACTAAAAATGTATCTGCATAGGCATTAACGCCGTTTGGAGTTGGTCCAGTGCTGCTATGTGTCCATCCACCACTAAACACCAACCTAAAAGCTGCATCAGTATCTAATGGATTTTTTAAGTTCCATTTGTGAGTAGTAGCAGTACCGCCAACAAACGGATATATCGCTTTCATCTTTGTCCAAATACCATAGCCTTTAAGATTAACTACTAAAGTATTTATAGCAGTTTTTTGTGTGTTATCTGTTATGTTTGCTGCCGTAATAAATGCTTGCGCATCGGGGTCAAATCCGCCAGCATAAACGTAAGGATTTATTATCATCTTGTTCCGATTAAAGTTATTTTAAGACCTTTTGCCGTGCCATCACCAATTTGGTCAATGTCGATTGTTATTTCGGCATCGTCTGTTAGTGCGGATGTTGTAATTGTTGCAGGAGTTGCAGCCGTTGTGCTTGTTTTTTCTGTATTATCAATTGTTAGCTTTGTACCTAAAACAGAACTACCGCCTTGGTTAATGTCAACTGTAAAAATAGAACCGCTTGTTTGTGCCGTTGTAAGTGAAGCGCGAACCGAAGTTAGTGTCATTGCGTGAGGCATTCTGAAAGTCATTTTAGCCGTTCCCGTTGTTAAGGCTGTAGTTTCATCGGAGGCAGCAAGTTGTATCTCTACTGGCTGTTTTGTATTCTTCCAAAGCTGTGTTGCACTTTCATAAGTTAGTACATCATTATTCGCAACGGTCAAAGGGTTGATACTAACATTATGAAGCTCGTCAAGCTCATAACCATTGTCAATTTTAACGTAAATCTTGCCCTTTGAAGCGTGTGCATATTCGACATAACCGACCCTAACTTCGTGAATTGGTGCGCTCGGTTTTACGTTTGTTATTGCTCCAAAAGTAGTACCGCTCAAATATAGCGAATCACCATCTGCCCAAGTTTCACCCTGCAAACTCCCCGAAGTATTCAAGTTTTCAATTGTTCCAGTGGTCTGAATAAAACCCTCTTGATTACCATTTATATTTTCTGCAACTAACCCGAGAGTTCCTGCACTATTTACATCACTATCAGCTCTTGCAAGTTTGACCGAAAGCCTTTGACCTGTTGCGCCAGCCA